GCAGCATGTTCGTCTCCTCCTGATGCTAACTCAATAATCTTATTGGACTTCTTATCTATTACTTCTCTTTCCTTTTGGGTGGTCATGCTCTCCTATAGAATCGTGGTGAATAATATCCCTCCCACATCATTGAAGATAGTGAGACAGGGAATGGTGAATCGCTAAATGCTTTTAGCGTAAAGTTTGTATTCTTCTGATGTATTGGTATTGAAGCTACAGACTCATTAGCTAGAGCTACGTCATTAGCTAAGTATTCGTTTGCACTAATAACAGGTATAACATCATCGTAATCTGGTGTTCCTTTTCTCGATAGTTTAAAACTAATAACTCCAGATAAACCTACTGAGAATTTAACTCTAGCTATAGTTAACGTAGAGGTATAATCAGACGCTGTACCTTGGTCATTTAATGAGAAATATATAGTTGGTAAATGTATATCATAGGTATATTTAAACCCTACAATTACCTTACTAGCTACACTGGTTAGATTTTTAAATGGAACTTTAAAGTAAGTACCTCCACCATCTGTAGCTACTGTTGGTGTAATGGTAAATCCTGATTCAACGAATGTAGGATTAGTTAAGTCAGATGCTGAACTACCAATAACAAGAACAGGAGATAAACCATTTACATTATTAAAAGGTATATAACACTTGGAGAATGGATTAACAGGATCAGTTTGATCAAAAGCTACTGAACTAGCAGTTGCATATAAATCTATACAAGGGTTCATCTTCTGACCATCTGAGTTAACCAAGATGGTTTCCTCTGGTGTTTGGTTTAAACTTGCACTAAGTAATGTGTACTGACCACCTTGCATGGTTACTACATACATCACATCAGAGTCAACTGATACTGTTTGAACTAAACCTGGTAGTTGCCATCTAAACCAAGATTGCATTATCTCTCTTTGACCATCACTATAGGTTCTGTAGAAATAGATATCATTCTTATCTGCTCCCCACATTGCTATGAATGAGTTCTGAGGACTAGCTATAAGATCTGTTATAGAACTTGGTATGTATTCAGATATCACTCTTCCTATATCTAAGACAGACGGGTTCATCTCTTGACCTGCTGTTCTCATCTGATAGATACGTGTAAAACCTGGAGTCTTACTTAAGAAGATTAGGTTCGTACCATTATCAACAGGATCAATATTGATATCCATTTCGTAGTTAGAGATACCACGAATGATTGTTGAAGTAGGAGTGAAGATACCATTAGGTGCATACATCAAGAACTGTTGGTTCTTACTGAACAGGATTAAACCCTGTGCAGTTGGTAAGACACCTGTTAGAAGTGTAGGTCTAATACTAGAAGTACTAAGATCAACTGGGTCAGAAGCTATCTGAGTCATTGCTGACACATGATAGAAGTTAAAGAACTCGTTAGCCTGACTCATTGAGACATTATCATCAACCAAGAAACCAAGACGGCTACTATGGAAGAATGCTTGTTGTATCTTCTTACCTACAAAACTAGGATGTGAGTTAGTTGTATCATCTCCAGTTAGTCTTGCAGTCCAAGCTATAGCTCTAAAGGTAAATGCATTAGTTCCTGTATTAACTAGCTCATGAGGCATAGTTGTGGCTGTTAAGCCTGGGGATGCATCAGGTGCTATATATTCTTCCCAGTATCCAGCTCCAGACGTACTGTTATCAGCTATGAATCTTGAGTAGTAAGTATCATTATCTGAACTAGTGTTTAATACCTTAACTACACGATGATGTAGAGACCTATCAGGAAGGGCTGTAACGTTCGCAACTTGGTTCTGATATGTATCTAGCCTTTCGTTATCTGCACCACCCTTACCAGTCAATGTGAAGGTACTGGAGCAGCTTAATTCAAGGGATGAGTCAAGCTGAGTGACTGTCATTCCAGATATACTTAAACCATTAATACTGTTCTTTAAACTAGTTAGTATTGCATCTGCACTAGCTGAATCTCCAGTTGTATTAGATACAGTAGATCCATTAACAGTAACGCTGTATGTCGTATTAGGAGTAACAGCTCTAAGTCTTACAGTTCCTACCTTATTTGCAGTAAAAGAAGGATCAGCCTGAGTTGTTATAGTCTTAGTTTTATTAGTAACTATCGTTGTATCTTGTACAGTTAAGATGTCATAGTCATAAGCTGTAGTGCCTGTTAAGTATGAGGTATTAGCATTTGCTGTATAGGTGACAGTTGCTGCAACACCAGTGGTAACATTCCAAATCTTAATATCTGTACCTTTAATATTACCTATATATTTCTCATCATTATCTCTGTGTATATAGAACCACTTAGCATTAGTTAAGGTGTTCTCATTACCTAAACCTTTAAGGAACTTAAATCCAGGTCGTTTAGTTAAACCAAACGTAGGGTCAGGATAAGCATTAATACAATCAACTAATTGTCCAGGTAACTTCTTTGTATCTGGTTGCTTAGAGACACCTCCTAAGTAATTAGAAACTGTTTGTGTGACATTTGGCATTATCTTTGTAAGGCATGGTATGGTTTGTAGCTGTTGTAATAGTTACCGCCTTGGGGGTGTCCAAAGAATGTGAACTGACCTTGATTACATTCATACTCAAGTGCTAACGATCTAGCGTAAGCCTCTTTCTGTTGCATCATTTGATATAAATTCTGATCACCTACTATCTTTGATACAGTAATACTTGCAGCTCTAGCAGTTATATAATCTTGTATAGGTCTGGGAAGATCAACCCAATCAAAGAACCAAAGAACATCACATTCTACTTTCTCTGTGAATGTACTCGAATGTTTCTCTTTATCATATAGTTTTCCATTACGTCTAACTACATTCATATCGTTATAGTTACCATTATTAGTCATGTCCATCTGTAAGACATTAGTTGGTATAACTATTTCATTATTATCATCAGGAGTAAATGGATAATGATATTCTTTATTAAATGTCCATCCTTCTGATTGGACTTCTCTAGACACCTGTAACAATGTGTTGTATGCAATCGCAACGTCTGGGTTGGTTTGATCTAGTGTCGTTACAGGAGCTTGACCAACTGACGCTAATATTTCATTAACCGCTGGTAATTCTTGTGTAGCGTTAGTGGTAGGAAATGCCATAATTATATATAAAAAAAAAGGGAGCCATAAAGACTCCCAATAAACTTAGAATGCTGAAGGTGCAGATGCGCCTACATACAATTCAACTGCAGCTGAAGGATTAACATAATCAGCTCCACAGGCGAGTCGTCCTAATATGACATCTCCCTGGTAGATTACTGATACATCTCCTTTGGTTACTTGTACTGAAGGACCAATAGCTTCTACCATACCAGCAGCTTCTTTCTGGAAGATAAGTCCACAAGACTTAGCTCCTAGTTCTGTGTTAGTACCGTAGTCGTTCTTGATACCTGTCTGTGCACCAGAGGCATCCTCTGGAGTTACACTTACAAAGTCACCTGTGTTTGTTGGTGCAGTTACACCTGTGGTTCCACCATAAGCAGTACCATATTTGCCAAGGAACGGAATGTTCATTGACTTGTAGATCTTGATACCAGCGATCTCCACAATTCCATTACCAGATTGTCTGGATGTACCTTGTGCGTCTCTGTTAACTAGACCATTCTCACCTACTTGTTGGATGAGTTCATAGTATTGACGTGCATTCAATACACCTACTCTGCCATCAGAGCTAACTCCTTTTTCATCAAGAGCTGCTGCAGCATCGTAGAAGGCTGACACGAGATTAGCAGGAACGTAAGCATCAGAGTCATTGGTTGTTGCACCAACACGAATCTGAGTACCACCTGGTTCTACGAAGTTAGTCTTAGTGATTGGTGATGCTTGTCTTGCTCCACGTGTGATAGCACGGAATGCAAGTCTGTCATACTTCTCAGCTAGAGCGTATCCAATCTTTCTAGATATCTCACTACGAAGGTCATAGTGTGCAAGTGTCTCATCTAGCTCATACAAAAATGCTGAACTGATTAATAGCTCATCGACTGTAATAGTCTTCTCAGCTACTGGAGGTGCACCGTCACTGTTACCTAGTATCGAGTTACCTGGAGTATGGTACTCAGCTTTTGTGCGTCCTGTGTAGATGAACTGCAATGATTTGCCGTTCGTCAAGGTACGCTTCATTATTAGATCTCTAGCAATTGTGTTGTGCTGGAAACCTTTGAACATCTCACCTGAGAACAATTTCAGGTAAAGCGCTCTTCTATCGCCAGTGCTCTGCGCGGCACCTGGCATAGTTACCGACGCCTGATGGTCGGTTGACTGTTGAGCCATTTATCTATGTTTTAAATTTACTGAAGGTATAAATCATCATCGTGCACAATTTAAAATTCAAGTTTTGTGGTCTTTCCCACCGTCTAGACGGCTAATGGGTATCCTCGTAAGGGCCAAGAGCCAAATTACAGAGAGGTCCGACACTGAGGTGCCTCTCTGCTATGGAAGTTTAAATGTAATACCTCCACATGAATGAAGAAGGCTAGAGCCATAAAGACTACTAGCCATAGTGAGTTGAATTTACTCACCTAATAATGCTTCCTCTAAAGATTTAGGGAAGTCATCATCTTCTTTCTTTTCTGGCTCAGGATCTAACGGTG